GTGGACCAGTGCCGCCGCTCTGGCATGACTGAATGAGGGCCCTGACCGTCCGCCAGCCGTGGGCGTGGGGGCTCATCCACGGCGGCAAGGACGTCGAGAACCGCAACTGGGCGCCGGCCCGCGGCCTGGCCCCCGACCTCTTCGACGCCAACCCGTTGCGGATTCTCATCCATACCAGCCTAGCCTTCGACACGGCCGCCGCCCACCCGCACCCCGACCTCGACATGCCCAACCCGCGCACCCTGCCCCGGGGGGTCACCTACGGACTGGTAACCGTGAGGACGTGGCACGCCTCGAGCGTCTGCGGCGGCTCCTGCTCCCCGTGGGCCGAGGTCGACGCCGCGTTCCATTGGGAGATCAGCGACCCGCAGCCCGTCGAGCCGGTGCCAACCCGGGGCGCCCTGCAGCTATGGCGGTGCGACGACAGCCTCATTCACCCGCTAGGGTAGGCGACATGAGCAAGTCACTAGCCATTCTCCGCAAGGACACGGCGGCGGCGCACCGTTTGGCCGCGCGTCGCGACACCCTGATCGCAGACGCGCGCCGAGACGGGACGATCTGGCGGGAGATCGCCGCGGCCGCCGGCCTGACCGAGCTCGCCACCAGGCAGGCCGCCACCCGGGGGAACGGCGGCGTGCTGCCCACGCCACGCTGAACGCGCACCCGACGGAACAACCGAAACACCCGCGCAGAGCCTCACCAACAAGGCTCTGGCGGGTGTTTCCGCTTCACACCTGGTAGCGGCCGTCGACGTGGGCCAGGTGCTCACGCCGCCACTGGTCGTCGCGGGGCGGCTCCGTGATGGTGTCACCGCGGAATCTGACCAGTGCCGGCTGTCGGGGGGTCGACCATGACCAGGTGCCCGGCTCGTCCCACACCCGGGTGGGCGCCTGCAGCTCACCCTCGACGAGCTTGGCGAGGACGGCGGCCTGCCGGATGACGTGATGGCCTGGGGGTGCGGCGAGCGCCTTGAACGCCAGCCACAACCCGGCAGCGGTGTCGCCGATGTAGAACGGCAGCGACCCCTTGTCGCCCCACGCGCGGGCCTGGGCGACGGCGTCGAAGGACCGCTCGTCGTCGTCGGCCCGCAGCGACACCCAGGTCACGCCCAGCCGGGCCGCCTCGGCCGCAGGGTCGACACCCCAGCGCGACCAGGTGACGGCGCGCACGTTGTCGATGACGACGTCGACGGTGCCGGCCGGTACGTCCGCCACGTGCCGCGCATGCCGCTCGTGGAGGGTCTTGCCGGTGTTGACCCACTCCCACATGGCGGCGCCGTCGATGAGGTCGTGGATGGGGTCGACGATGGTCCACTTGTCGACGGCGTGGCCCTGCTCGGCGAGGAGCATGCCGGCGTAGGCGGGGGCCAGGTAGGAGCCGAGCTCGAGGACCCTCACGGCACGGACCTGGGGTCGTCGTCGCCCAGCGGGTACGTCAGCCGCTGCGTCACCTGGTTGGTGTCGTCGACGAACACGACCCGGGCGCCGGCGAACACCTCGCCCTGCTCGTACGCCATGACGACGCACCGGTCGCCGGCCACGCCGAGGCGGGCGCCGCCACCATTGAGGGTGAATACACCCGGGTCGCCCGGCAGGGCGTAGGTGGTCCACCGGTTCCCGTTGTTGAGGTTGACGACGTCCACCTGCTCGTAGCCGGCGATGCCGACCTCCTCGAGGATGCTGGCGTCGATCGTCACCGACCCGACGTAGCGCAGGTGCGCCCCGGTCACGGTCAGGTCATGGATCTTGGCGTGGACGAAGGTCCTCATGGTGCCTGCTTTCGGGGGAGACGGACATACTCGAACGACTCGACCGCGAGCCGACGGGATGAAATCTGGGTCAGCTTCTGATTGCGGATCCCCTTGGCGGTCGAGGAGTTTGTCGCCCCGGTGCGGACCTTGGTGGACTTGGCGGCGGCCCGACGCCACCGCGGCGACCCCGCATACAGACGGATCATCCCCGGGTGGGCGACCACGTTGCGGTACCGGTAACCGCGGTCGGACAGGTACTCGCCCAGCCACGTCTCGAGGACGGTGGCGATGCCCAACCCTTGGAAGTCGGGCAGGACCACGAGCCGGTGACCCATCTTCATGTCGGACATCCGCGAGTGGGGGAAGTGCCGGTAGGACGTGAACGCGACGGGGCGGCCGTCAATGTAGGCGGCGAAGCACTTGGCTGAGCCGGCCAGGACGCCGCTCAGATAGTGATGCGGCTCAAACAGCCGCCAGAGGGAGCGAGGACACTCGTGGATGTCGAGGTGGACCGGTGGGTGGGGTTGAACCGACCTCCAACGGAACTCGAGCGCGGCCACGTCGTAGACCCAGTCGGGCTGCAGCCAGTCCTCGACGTCGTAGTGGCACGTCACCGCGACAAACCGCCGCTCGGTGCGCCGGACCGTCTTCTGGGTGGCGTGCGCGGCGATCTTGGCGACCTGCCTGTCGACGACGGAGGTGAATTCGTCAATGACGATGGGGTCGTCGCCGTCGAGGAGCGACCTGGCCATGTTGGCGCGGAACCGTTCCCCGTTGGACAGCACCCGGTATGGGCGCAGCCACGCCGGGACGGACCCGAGCCCGACGGAGGTGAGCGCGGCGGTGATGTCGCGGATGCTGAGCTGCTCGGGGAACTCGTCGATCATGGGTCGGTTGCCCCACTCGTGCTCTTCGATGACCTTGTCGGGCCAAAGCCGGCGGGCCAGGACGGACTTGCCGGCGCCGGACGGGCCGACGATGAGGCCGACCTGCCAGGGCCGGTCGTCCAGGGGGAGGTTGTGGGTCCACTCCAGGGTCTGCTCCCCGCGAGGGTCGTAGTCGAACATGCCGGAGACCTGGGCGGTGCGCGGCGACGCCGGGACGGGCTGGGTGAGCTTGATCGTGGTCTTCACATCAGTGCCCTCACCTTGAAGCCCTCAGCCATGAGCCGCTGCAGGAGGGTGGTCTGCTGCTCCTCGGTGTCGACGTCGACGACGACGCCGTAGGCGACCAGCATGTTCTCGACGTCGGCGTCGGCGGGGTCGCTGTCGTCGCCGGGCGGATCGTCGTCGAGCCCCTCGAGGGTGGCGACCTCTTCCATGGTGTACCCGGTGGCGTCGAGGAGGTCGGCGTCGATCTCTGCGAGGTCGGCCAGGAGTGCGGCCAGCTCGGTGTTATCCCAGCCGCCCTTCTCGGTGGTGTGGTTGTGCGCGACGAGGAAGCCCTCGGCGTCCTCGTCAGAGCGGGACGCCCACCCGCGCTGCACCGGCATGAGCCAGCGCCCGGCCTCGTCGACGACGACGCCGTCGGGCGGGTCGCCGCCGGCGTCGCGGCGGGCCTTGACGTCGGTCAGGCGGCCATGGCCGGCGACGAGACGCCCGGTGCGTTCGTCGAGGATGGGCCCGTCGGCGAACCCCCACTTGGAGATGGACTTGCCGATGGCGGCCTCGTCGTGCTTCTTCGGGTTGCGGGTCGCCGACGGGATGTCGTCCACGGGCATGTAGTCGGTCCACCGGGGCGGACGCGGGGGCGCCTCTTTGGTCTTGGCGGCGGTCATTTACTGATCTCCTTCGGTGTCGTCGGTGTCGGTGTCGGGGGGGACGATGTCGGTTTCGATGACGTCGCCGGCGGCTGCGGGCAGGTCCTCGCTGGCGAGGTCCTCGTCGGCGGCGGTGATCTGGGTGAGGCGGCCGTGCATCCAGGTCAGGGCTTCTTGCCGTTGCTGGTCGTCGACGTGGGCGGCGCGCAGGGCGCCGGTGACGAGCTCGGCGAGGATGACCGCTTGCGCCTCGTTGAGGCGTTGCGCCCGCTCGGCCATGCCGTGGCGGTGGTCCAGGCCGAGGAGCTCGGCGCGGCGGCGCATGATGTCCAGGACGATGCGTGTGGCGCCGGGGTCGCCTTGGAGGGCTTTGCGCCAGTGGGCGAGCTGGAGCCGGTCGAGCCGGTCTGCCTCGAGGACTCGGACCTCGTCGGCGACGGGGGTGACGGCGCGGGCGAGTGCCCGGTCCACGGCACGCTTGGCGCTGGAGGGGTTGGCGTAGCCGACCTGTTGGGCGATGGTGCGGTAGTCGACGCCGGCGCGGCGCAGCTCGAGGACGCGGCGCTCGGTGGCGAGCTGCTCTTCGGTGGGGGGCTGCCGGTAGATGGCGCGACCGCTCATGAGCGGTCACCGCCTGACGCAACCCGATTGGGCATGGGGGTGCCGCTGCCGCCAACGGTAGCACCCAGAGTGAGGGCTGCCACGACGGCGCCGACGTCCCACAGGGATCGTCCGGCGCCGTTGGTGCCGGAGCGGTAGATGCGGCCCTTGTGGAGCTGCCAGCGGATGGTGGCGGCGGTGGTGGTGATGCCTTGGGCGCGTAGGGCGGCGACGAGCTTGTCGGTGGTGACGAGGCGGGGGATGACACGCCACTGCTCCTGCCACCAAGTGATGAGGGCCTCGGTGCGGCACTTGTCGCAGGTGGCGTACAGGTAGCGGCTGCCCCGCTCGAGGTCGCCGGGGACGGGGTCGAGCTCGTCGGCGTAAACGACGCCTGAGCATGGGGGGGTGAGGATGTTGACGTCGCGTTGCCGGTCGCGGGCGGTGTGGGCGTTGTCGTTGATGTGGGTGCCGTCGCGGGCGAGGTGGCAGGGTCCGAGTCGCTGCTTGGGGTGGGGGTCGAGGAGCCGGGTGAGCGACAGGTCGGCGTCGATGATGTCGCGGGTGAACTCGTGGGTGTAGGCGCCGCCATCCCAGTCGAGGAGCCGGTCGATGTGGTCGATGAGGTAGGCGGCGGTTTCGCGGGGGTTGTGGAGGGCGACGGGGTGGCTACTGTCGGCGAGGGTGTGGTCGTGGGCGTGTAGTGCTTGGGCCCAGTAGGCGAGGGTGGTGGTGACGTTGCCGCGGATGTAGGCGTGGTGGGCCGGTGGTCGGGACTGGGGGATGCCCCGGGTGCCGGTGGGGTAGGGGTGTGGGGGGTTGGCCGTGTCGGTCCATTTTGAGCGGATGCCGTGGAGTGCCTGGAGGGTTCGGCGACGGTTTGGGTGGGGGGTGTTGCTGCCGTCATGGCGTTGCGCGGTCACAGGGGGTCCTCCTGGGCGGTGACGGTCTCGCAGCGGCATGTGACGCAGTGCCGGACAGGGAATGAGAGGCGGTAGACCCAGCCGTGCGCGTCCCAGG